AGTTGTACATACGTACAATGAATCCGCTCTACTATATTCAATCATATCAATAGCACTCTCAACTAAATTAGAGTTATTAACATAATCAATACCCGGTGTTACAAACACATTGATGTTTACCGCCTCAGGATTCGCAAATGTTTGTTGACCTAATAAATAAGCGTAATAATCAGTGTTTGCCCAATCTTGAGTGTTACCAGCAACAATAATTTGTTTAAATGCTCCCCAACCCGATGCTGTTGGATATTTTATTGTAGGACAAGAACCTTTCAAGTAACCTGTTCTACCTAACATAAACTCATCTTTATTTGTTCTAAATTCTCTATAGATGTCCCAACCATCAAAACCACCTTTTAGTAAGAATGTAAATTTACGTGCGTAAATTCTGTAATAAGGGTTAAGTTCACTATCAGGGTCTGATGTAAATGGTGCGTCACCACAAAAGAACGCCGGAGTACCACTTGTTACAAATATATTTGGAATTGTAATACCACTTGCGTTTTTGTCCATGTGGAAACCTCTTGTTCTAAAATTCCAAGGATTACCTTCAGTATCATTACAAATATCTAAAGGAAGTTGAGTTCCTTTATATTGGAAGAAATCAACATCAATACCTTCAGTATCTGAAATACCTAAATAAGTTCTTCTTACATTATCACCAGCACTTGTTGTTGAATCATCCGCTCCTGAAGCCAACCCAAACGGTGGGTTATAAACTACTTCACCAGGATAATAATATTTAGATTTAATTAATGGGAATGGTGGTCTTACACCAGCATATTCTCTATAATCGTATCCTAAGAATCCACAAGGAAGAGCATCTATTGGTGCATCCTCATTAATTTCAACCATAACATAACTTGACAATAAAGGATATTCACCATCTAAACTACCGATTTTTTTACCAACAAATGAATTATCTTGAGGGTTCATACTACAATTAGTGTATTTTTCAAGAACAACAGGTGAGGAATCAGTATCAAAGAAATCTCTAATTAATACATCAAAAGTACCATTGTTAAATGACATATTTGCAATTGATATTTTAATATCAATATTTGCTGAATCACCATCTGCAATAGTTGTAAATTTAAATAAGTTATAAACTTTATTACCTCTTAATTCTGAAACAACCCACGGTGAAACCGGTGATTGGAATTTTTCTAAGTAAAACGCTATTGATGTTGGGTCAATCGATTGACGAGCATCAGGTAAAGCTGTTAATTCACAATTTAAACCTCTAATATAACCCATTCTCCAAGCATTCGTTAATAAAGCTTGGAATCTTTCTTCAACAAATAATGGAACTACTGTTCTTGGTTTTGAGAAGTTAGTTGAACCAAACACTTTACTAATGTATTTTGAATCTGAATTTGATAATGATGTTTCAAAGAAATATTGGTCACCATCTTTACTTGTAATATTAACACCAAAAGTTGAAAATGGGTTCTTAGTTACACCTGAATATGTCCCGGTACAATCTAAACTAACATCCGTTAAACCCGAAACTTCATAAACAGGTCCATTTTCCAAACCATATGTTGACAATCCTCTTGAACGAAGTGTTGCAACAACTAAGTCATCATAATCTGTATATGCCGTACCCGAATAAATATAAATCACCCCAATCAATGTACCTGTATAACAATTAACAGGTTTTGCTGTTGTTGTTGAAGTAGTTGATGTTGATGTTGTTGTTGTACAAGGGTTTGTTGTTGATGTCGTCGTTGAAGTTGATGTTGTTGTTGTAATTATTGGTGTCAATGTTAATCCTGTAACAACAGACCAAAATGAAAATCCTGTATAAGAAGCATTACCAACATTATCAAATAATGAGTAATACCAAGGGTCATTTTGAGGTGCTGAATAATTACATAAATTTGAACTTACATTATCCACTCCGTAAACATTAGTTTCACCAGTATATACTGAACTTAAACCCGAATAAACACTAGTTGGTATTGCACCATAATAATTAATTGAAGTATCTTCTTTAGCCGGTGTTGAAACGATATCAAAAATTTGACTTGACATATCATCAAACAATGTTGACATTGAACCATCAAATTGTTCGTAAGGTTCATACAAAATTGAAGATATTTCAGATGGTAAACTAGATGTGTTTGTAAAACTAACAGTGTTAATACTATTAGTACACGCTGAAAATTCAACAGAATAGTTTATAGTTTTAAAGTCTATACATTCAGTAACACAATTAACTGTAGTTGCACTTTCACAAAAGAAATCAACCGTTGTTGGGTCAACATTTGCTTTTGTAGTTATAGACCAAGATGGTCCTGCATCGTAACCAGATAATCCTAACACTCTTGTTACGAATAATTGGTTAGATTGTTGTAAGTATGATTTAGCAATATAAGCCGCTTCGTACTTTGGAATTTGTGTATTTATAAATTTTTCTGGGGAAGTTCCACCGAAGAAATTTGTGAATTCATCAAAATTTCGTATAAAGATAGGCTCGAAAGCGGGACCTTTTAAGGTCTCACCCACAATACCCAACGTGGTAACTCCCACACTTTGTGCTACGAAACTTAAATCAACTTCAGAAGTATATACTCCGGGAGATACGAATACTTTTTGATTTGATGCCATTAGTTTGTCTTTTTTATTTGTAAATTTATTTTTATTGATAAATATTATAAAAAAAACCAAAATACTTTACTTCATAAGAAGTATTTATAAATTAGGTAGAATAAATTCTGCCTTTATTCTACCATGGCAGACAACGAAAAAAAGATAAAGAACCTAAAGATATCAATTGAGGTTCATAACGTCCTAAAGACCTATTGCGAAAAGAGGGGTATCAAAATGTATCGTTTTTTAGAAAGAATGATTGTTGAGAATTGTAAAGAAAAGAAGGATATATACGGCGAGAATTAAACTAATTGGTTTTCTAACACAATTGAACCCTCTTGAGTATCATTAGATTTAACTACAATAATTTTTAAAACATCATTGGTATTGATTTGTATTTGATACAAATCTGACCCATAATATTGATTATTAATGTACACATCAAACGAATCAATATTAGTTGTTTCACCTAAATTTAAATCAACAGTATAATCAAAAACTTGTGAAATAATATTGTTCCCAACAATAAATAAAATATTTGTTGAGGTTCCTTCATCTGCAATATTTTTTCTTCTTCCACGCATGAACGATTCTTTTTCAAATTCAATAACAGTTAAAACTCTTGAAACCGCCGGAGCAACTTCAAATTCGTTTTCATCAATTAAGAATCCTAACATTGTAAAATCATAACTTTGAATATAATATTTCCTTTTATCAATATTCATAACTGACTCATCGGTAATGTTATTCATAATGATTGGAATATAATGACCTTTGATAGTTGTATATGCTTGACGAGAGGAAAACATTTCAAGAATATTTTTATTAAACTCGTTTAATTCTCTCATTCTATTACAAATTATTTTAACACTATATGTAATATCAACAGGTACCGGTTGAGGTATTTTATAAATATCCATACCATTTCTATTACCATCCCACGTTGGTACTTGAGCATAAAAATATTGTTTTCTATTTGGTATGTTATATAGTAATGCAGGGTTAGTACCAAATTTAACTTCGGGATTTCTAACAACCGTAATAAATGGGGGTGAGACATTAGAATCCAAATCTTGAAAATTCCAAGTTTCAGTAAATTGAGACCAATTTTGAGCCGTTATCAAAATATCAATTGATGGTATAACATTACCATCCACAATAGTCTGTAATTCATTCTGAACAAAGTTTAACATTCCCCCATCCAAATCGGCATGTAAAATGGACTTAGGTAAATAAGTTCCATCTTTATTAATTTTTTCCAATAACTCTTCTCTTCGTGGATATAGAGTTTTTGGAAACGTTAACGGTATTGTTTTCTTTATTTTGTTAGGTAAACCCATTTTATTGTTTTGTTATAAATATTTTGTTTCTTGAATTTATCATTTCTACCTCACCGGCACGATATATTGGTTCTTCGGTGTCTTTCATAACATAAGAATTATATTTGTAAGGGTTATAGGTTACGATATTACTATTTGGTTCACTTGGTAGATTTTCACAAGGGAACTTACAATAATCCATTAATGTTCCAATCACAAATGAATGAACATTCTTTCTTTTTTCTTTTATAACCTTTTCTCTACCTCCGGGTCTAACTCTGAATTCAACGTCACTTAATTTAACATAGTCACAATGATTAACAACTAATCCTTTATAGATTATTGAGAATGTCTGTTTATGTAAGTTATAATAAATCATAACTTTCTTACCTATGTAATCATTTTCTTCTTCATCTGAAAAATTTTCAAATATTCTGTTTGCTTGAGATTCTGTTATTATTATTTTCATATTTCATTTACTCGATAAAAGACTCTAGCTCTAAATCCAAATTTATTATTACACCAATTTAGTAAGATTTTTCCCGTTTCTTCATAATCTAAACTAAACACTTCACTAACAAAATCCCATAATTCCCTAACAATATATAATTGTTTTCCTCTCAAATTATACATAATTTTAAACAATCCATTTTTGGATAAATAAATTTCTCTAAATTCAGTACGATTAAATCTTTCTAAATCACTATAATGTTTATTTAACCAATTTATAATAATTGAATTTAATTTATTTTCTGTTATAATTAATTTCATTATAATCCTCTAAATTCGTTCTCCGTAACAGGAGTTGCTATATATGACTTGTAAAATGGTTTGTAACCGGCATATGTATGTTTATTGTCTGAGTTAATTCTTCCATCATCACTAACCACATAATATCTAACTTTGGTTTCAGTTTCGTAATAACCAATATAGTCACCATAATTAATCTGAATACCTAAATCATTAAGTTGAGCAGCGTAAATTGAGAATTTAAGATTTCCAGGTTCTGATTGAGCAATTTTAGAATTACCTAAATATTTGGTCTCAGGTGGGAGTATTTGAACGTAAGCTTTAATCTCAATTGGTGGTAAATATTTGATACCATCGGTCATAACCTCACCATAAACATCATCTGTTTTAGTTTTTAATCTATCTATCTTATATAGTACTAACGTAAAGTTCATATCACCATATAACCATTCCTCCCCCATAGAGATGTCTAAGTCGTAATCCTCCGCTCCGAAGAACTTACCTATTCGTGTAATTGGTACTAATTGTCTGCTCATATTGATAAATATTAAATAATTTATTATATTTCTATTAAAAGATTAAATTTGGAAAACAATACATCTGAAAATTCTAATTTAACAATAGAACAACGAGCAATATCTATCCTTGAAACTTATCAGGGGGCAAACAACTATATCCTAAAATTAAAACACCAAAAGGAAACTAACAAAAGATTCTTCCCAACTCGGGCACAATCTGACTACATTATGAATTTTAATGAAGTAACTCCTAAGGTTGCAAAAAGATGGGTTGATTTAGACCCTTACTTCGCTAAAAAAATTGCTGATGAAAAATTATTAATTAAAATCCCTGAACAGGTTTGGGTTGAAAAGTTATTAGTTGAGAAAGAAAAGTCTTACCACGTTTGGGGAAAAGTATTAGAATCTGAAACAATCCACGATTTTTGGTTACCAAAAGGAGCTTTGATTAAAACACACACAATAAAGAATATTGTTGTGGATTATTCAAAATACTCCAATAGACCACCGTTAGAACATCAAAAAGAAGCTATTGAAAAACTTGCTGGGTCTAAAAGGTTTATCCTTGCCGATGATATGGGATTGGGTAAGACTACCGCAACCATTATTGCTGCTTTAGAGACAGGTGCGAAGAAAATACTTATAGTTTGTCCGGCATCTCTGAAGATTAACTGGCAAAGAGAGATTGAGAACTATACCGATAGAAGTGTTTATATCTCCGAAGGTAAGAATTTCTCAATAGAACACGATTTTGTGATTATTAATTACGATATTCTTAAAAACTTCTATGATTTAAAAAGTAAAACAGAATCTTTAATCTCACAAGGAAACTTTGATTTAATTATTTTGGATGAGGCACATTATGTTAGTAATGGACAAGCAGCAAGAACCAAACTTGTTAATAGTTTCTCTAAAAGTTGTGAAAGAGTGTGGTTATTAACCGGAACACCGATGACTAACCGACCGATGAATTATTTCAACCTATTGGCTCTTATTGAAAGTCCGGTGGCTCAGAATTGGATGGCTTACGCTATTAGATATTGTCAAGGTTATCAATTCACAGCGGGAACTCGTAAGATATGGAACGTAACCGGAGCATCTAACTTAGAAGAATTGAGAGACAGAACATCAAGACAAGTTTTACGTAGATTAAAAACGGAAGTTTTAGATTTACCTGAGAAAATTATTACACCAGTTTATTTGAGATTGAAGTCAAAACTCTATGAAGGATTAATGGGTGAATACTATGATTGGTACAATAAAAACCCCGATGAGTCAACATCTCTAACAGTTCAGTTCAGTAAGTTAATGAAGGTTCGTCAAGTGATTGCTGAAGAAAAAATTAAAGATACCATAGAATTAGCTGAGAATATTTTGGAACAAGATAAAAAAGTTATCATCTTTACCAACTTTACTGAGACATTAAACAGAATTGCCGACCATTTTGGAAAACAAGCTGTGAGATTAGATGGTTCAACCTCAAAACCTCAACGACAATATGCTGTTGACCAATTTCAAGATAATGAAAAGATTAAGGTGTTTGTTGGAAACGTAAAAGCCGCTGGTGTTGGAATCACACTAACCGCAGCCGAAGCTGTAATCATTAATGACTTATCATTTGTTCCGGGTGATTTAGCACAAGCGGAAGACCGAGCATACAGATATGGACAGAAAAATTCGGTGTCAGTTTACTACCCAATATTCGATAACTCAATAGAAGGAATCATTTACGACATGGTAAATCAAAAGAAACAAAATATTGGAACCGTTATGGGAGACAACATCTCTGAAAGAGGAGATTTTATTGGAGAACTTATGAATAAGATAAACAATCGGGGATAATCCGGTTGTTTAGATATTTATCATAATAAACAAGCCTACATGAAAAATATTAAAAATAAAATTAAACTCATTATAGAAAAGATTAAATCGGTGGAAAACCTTAGTAATCGAAAACCATCCATTAATGAAATGAAAAAAATAGAAATTGAAAAACTTAAATCTATTATATCTGAAGGTAAATCGGAAAGATGTAGTAGAGAAATGAACGAATCGATTAGAATGGTGTTTAACATTAACCCTAAAGTTAAAACAATTTTTAAAGACGGTATTAATCGAATGATGAAAGAAGTCTTCCCTGATAACTATTATGGAAATAATGAATATAGTGAAGGAGAAGTTGCCGGAGTATATGATTTAGAAAAAGATGGTCGTTCTGTTTTAAATAAATTAAACACAAACTATAGTTGTTTTTGTATCTTATTAAACGATGTTAATCAAGTCTTAAAATCAAAAAACGAACCCGAAATAAAAATTATTGGTTTAAAACCTTTTGAGCAAATTAGTGAAGTTAAAAAACTTGTTAATGTTTTAGATGAATATAAGTCTAGAATTTTTTCACAAAAATCCTCAACATTTCAAAATCTTATGAAAGTTTTAACTCAAACAGATAGTTGGGGTCAAGCTCGTGAAGATAGAACAATTCAAATATTAAAAAAACAATTTGGTGAAAAAAATGTTAACGCCATTGGTAAACTTGGTAGTAAAGAAGACATGATTGGTGGTATTGATTGTGAAGTTATTATTGATGGAGTTAAAAAAACCGCACAAATTAAACCTTTTACGGGGGAAAAAGAAATTGATAATTCTGTTATGATTTTAGGAACCGCAAATGTTAAAAGATATTCAACCGATTGGTTAATTTTTACTAGAAATAATAAAGAAGTATTGGTCTTTGATAATAAACACTCAAAAATAATGGGTGGTCAGTATATTTTCCCTAAAGAAGACCTGATTTATACATTAAGTTGATATTTATAAAATAAAAACGTTATGGGAATATTAACAGGGGCTACATATCAAACAGCTATTATACCGGAACCAGAAAGAACTAAATTATATACAAGAATTAAACATCTTTTAGGTGCACCATTAAGGAGTGTTGAATTAGAAGATGAACAAATGGATAGTTTATTAGAATTGTCTATTGGTGATTATTCTCAATATATACAAGATTGGTTAATTGAATCTCAATGGACTTCATTGTACAATTTAAATTTGGATACAGAATCGTTATCAAGAGCCTTTGTAACCAAAAGTTTAGATTGGGAAACAAGATATACTTACGCATACTCTAAAATTGTCGGATTACAAGCCGGTGGTGATTGGGTTTTGAAAAAAGATTTTGTTCAATTAGTACCAAACCAACAAATATATGAAATTCCTGCAAACCGAGAAATAAATGAAGTATTATGGTTTACACCTTCAGAATTAAATGGGTTATTATTTGACCCCTGGACTTTTGGTGGTTTAGGTGGTGGTGGTTTTGGTGGACCGGGTGGTTTTGCTCAAATGGGTGCGTCAGGTTCTTACTTTATGATGCCGGCATTTGATATGTTATTGAGAATGCAAGAAATTAATATTCAAAGAAGAATTATTGCGGGAGATTTAACTTATACCATCACAGCATTACCTGAAGGTAAAAAAGCTCTTCACTTAATGAACACACCTGGAGGTAAATTTGATTTTGGTAATCAACAAATGGCTAGAGGTAAAGTTTGGTATTGGTATTACGATGTTGGTCCTGCGGACAGAGATAATTGTTTAAAAAACAATCCGGATATTATTAAACTACCATCAGACGTTCCAATAGATTCAATGTCTTGGATTGATTTAAATAATCCAGCACAACAATTTGTACGAAGATGGTTTACCGCTTATTGTAAAGAAACGTTATCAAGAGTTAGAGGTAAATTTAGTGGTAATATTAAAACACCTGATAGTGAATTAACAATGGATTACGCTACTTTAGCGACTGAAGGTAAAGATGAAAAAACAAAACTTGAAGAAGAATTAAAGTTAAGACTTGAAAGATTACGTCCTGAGAAAATGATGGAACGTGAAGCGTTACTTGCTGAAAATTTAAACAAACAACTTAAGTTTAGAGCAATGCCAAGACAAATTTATGTTATATAACTTATGAATACAATATCCAATAGATTAACTAGAAAAACAATTAACGAAAAACAATTTTTAGGAGACACTTTAATTGAAATAGAAGAAATTAAAATACAAAACCCTAAAATAATTCCAATGAAAAAAATAATTACTAACTCCGAATATAAAACAAATGGTGAAATATTAATAGTAATAAAAGAAGTTGATTCTTGTAATCTTACTTTAGATTCAAATACGACCGACCATATCATAATTAAAGCATTTACTAAAGTTTATATTAGACCAAGTTTTGGTAAGATAGACGAATATTATGATGAAATATTAATTGATTTGGGTGCGTGTGTAGAATTTTACTTATTAGAGAATAATTGGTACATAGTTTCCTCAGATGGTTTAAAATTAGAATAAAAAAAGGTGTCGTATTAGACACCTTTTTTGTTTTAGTTAATATGTTCTTCCCAACCAGGTTCTGCTAATTCATAAATATATTCAGAACTAACCCCAACTCTATCCCAAAACTTTAATTCCAAATCTGTAATGGTTAATAGGTCCTCAATAGTGTCTTGGTCACCTTCTTTATTCGGAATACCACCAATTAACTCACATTGGGTCTTAGTAAAGAATCCTCTATCTTCGGGATTAGCAATTAACAAACTTTCTCTTAACTCTTTATTAAAAACAATTAATAATGGTTCAACTTTCTTATTGAATGTAGAGATTGCTCTCGCAATATTGTAATCTCCTGTTAAATCGGGATTGTTCTCAATTTCAGTTTGGTCTAACATATAACAATTAAGTTGTATGGTTGAGGTTGTTTTGTTTTCCGGTTCCTGTCCATTAACTGATGTAAATAAATCCAACTCTTTCTTGGTATAATTATTTTTAGTCAATTTTTGAACATCCCCGTGTGACGCTTTTAATCCATTATTAACATAACTGATTACATCACCCAACGACACCTTTAAATTGTGTTTAATAGCTAATTCCATATGAGCCATTCTACTCATTAAAGAACCCGCCTTTGTTTTCATACCACATCGTTTTTTGTAATCATCGATAGATAGTTTAACTCTCGCTCTTTGGGCAATTTGTTTTAAGGGTATTTGTTTATCATATATTCTTTGGTGGTATTCAAAATACCATTCAATAAACTCCTGACCTTTTCCTTCCAACAATAGCTTCACTCCTTTATCTAAAAATACCTCAATATATAATGGTAATTTTTTAGATTTAATTGAGTTTCCGGTTAATTTAATCTTACCGTTAGATTCCATCGTAGCGTAATTCTTTCTACTTAAATTGATACACGAATCCCAAGTTCCATCACAATCAAGACCCATTTCACCTTTCATAAACAAATCGTTGTATTCGGCGGTATCGGCATAATAACCTCTATATTCTTGACCCTCTTTAACCAACCAATTCAAACCTTTTCCGATGTAAACCCTGTCGTCAACACCACCTTCAGGTAAACTAAAGTTGACACCATCCGTATCAAGTACCAAAGGAGTGTATCCTCTCTTAACAAAGTACTTTACCATTTGACGAAGATATTGTCTTCCGGTACAGGTAATTCTTTCCCCACTATTCATTTCTCCCCACTCATAAACGTGTGGAGCAGATAAACCACCAAACATTGAGTTAATGAAGATTTTTAACGGTAACTGTTTACGGTCATACGATAATGATTTTTTAGAATCAGTTGACTTATATTCCGTTGCTAAGTTTTTATACATAATACGAGCGTTACGGAAGTAAGTTAACATTCCTTTCATTCCACCCATAACATCACACTCAGGGAACACGTCGTGCACCAACTGAATAGATGGATATAGGGAAGAGTAATCTAGTTTTAGTACGTTGGTAGAGTAACCCACCTTAAGTAGTCTTGAAAGTCCTCCTACGAAGTCAGTCTTCTCTTCTTTTGCAGGAATAGCCAAATTGTTCTTGAATGACCAAGCCAACATAATCATTCTCCATAGAGTTGCGGTTCCCATTGTGGAAACTCTCTCATAAGTTGTTGGTACCATCGACGCTAATAGAAACGTTCCCTGATTGAATTCATCATCCACCGTTAACGTTTCCTCTAAATCGTCGTCAAGATATCTCTCCACAACATTATCCCCCGTCACTTTAATATATTTTCCGGGAAATCTTGTGTCTAAGTTATTGAAGTCCGGATTGTCGGCTTTCTTATATTTCCCATTCTCAACATTTAACCAATATTCCTCTTTTTTAGCATACATCGGTCCAATCTCTAAGTGGTCAATATAAACTCGGTCGGGAGCTTCCGCTTTAATATATTGGGTAATGTATTTAAGACCCGCTGATTTAATACTTGAGTTAATCGCCTGAGCTCTACGAACTGAGTGGATAATATCAATAATATTATAACCCCACAATTGAGTTTGTGAGAATCTCTCCACCTCGTTGGCAAGTTTTAACATACCATCCTTTTGAGAGATAGGTCTTGCCGGATTTAGGGATTTAGCAATCTTTTTGATATCTAAGTTAAGAGCTTTACATCTCTCAAATATCCAAAACCAGTCAAAGTTTGCAGAATTGTATCCACCGATGATTGATGGTTTAAGTTCGTCAATAATTTTGAAGAACTCTACCAAACCTCTTCGTTCTTGGTCTTCGTCAGCACACTCAATAACTTTTTGGTATCCTTTATTGGTTTTGATTCCAATCATAAATATACGACCATCCTTAGGTTCTAAAGCGGTCGTCTCCAAGTCAAATCCGAGTCGGGTGATGTCGTTGTATTCTTCATACCCTTTAAATAATCTCTTCTCTCTTGAAATAAGGAACTGTTCTACCGGTGGAAGTACCGTAAGTTTACCTTTTGTTTTTTCACCCCAGGGGTCAACACCACCATCTCTAAAGAATTGGATAAGTGAACGATAACCCTTCATTGATTTAACCATATATTTGAGACCTTTTTCTAATCTCTCATTACCTTTGGTTTCTAACTTATCAATGATGATTCCGTGTTTTTTCATCGCCTCTTTTTGTTGGTCTTTGGACTTTGAATAAAAATTCAAATCTCTCAAATCACCAACCCAAGCAAATGCCGTAAATGTATCTTTTTTGATTATTTTTCCCTGACCAGGGATTTCTTTAATTTTGTATATTGAGTCTGACCCATAGTCATACTCAATAGCAACGATGTGCTCTTCCGGGTCATTTCCTTCAAGGAATGCCTTAATTTCTTCTTGTGTTACCATAAATATATTTTTTAGAATGACATATTGGCTCTGACATAAATCAGGTTTGTCTTGTTTCTATAAATATAAATGATATTAATTAATAAATCAATTTTATATTATAATTGTGTTATTATCACAGATACAGATGGACTTGTCGGTCTAGATGGATTACTTCTTATTGGTATCGCATATAACTTAACATCAGCAACATCTGAAGACCACACTAACTCAACATTATCACCTGATTCCACTGTTAAAAGATAAGTCCATGCCGCAATTAATGGAGATGATATTGGTGTACCAGCAAGTACTACGTCACCGGTACTGTCAATAATTGGATTCCCATTTTGATTTAACCATATACTAATAGTGTATGCACCAGCACCTGTTGTTTTTATTAATTGAGATGAAAAGGAGAAATTATAAGTTCCACCAGATAAAAATGTAAATTTACTACCATCAACAACTGTAACTCCCTCAGAATCAATTACAGTATCTGCACTCATTATATATGATTGAGATGTGGTTCCTGTAATAAATTGGTCAACAGTTGATAAAAATTGACCATGAGCGGCATCTCCGGAAGTATTTCCTGCTTTAACTTTATATGTTGTACCACCGTCAGATACCACAAATAAAGTGTCTGTTGTTATTCCGGTTATTTCGGGCAATAATGCTATTGGTAAATCAGGCATGTTTTTTTTTTATTAATAAATAGTTTATGTTATAATTATTTTACTTAAATCATCTTGTAAAAGATAAAATAAATCATCTTGTAAAAGATATGATATAGATGGTGTTGATGTAGGTGTTTGAGTAGGTGTAGGTGTTTCTGTTGGCGTCGGAGTAGAAGTTTCAGTTGGCGTCGGAGTAGAAGTTTCAGTTGGCGTCGGAGTAGAAGTTTCAGTTGGCGTCGGCGTAGAAGTTTCAGTTGGCGTCGGCGTAGGTGTTTCAGTTGGCGTCGGAGTAGAAGTTTCAGTTGGCGTCGGCGTAGGTGTTTCAGTTTGAGTAGGCGTAGGAGAACTTGTTGTTGTTGTGGTTGTATGATTAATTGTTGTTGTAGTTGTAGTATGATTAATTGTGGTAGTCGTTGTGGTACAAGGACAACATTCTGTAGTTGTTGTTGTAGTATAAGGACCATTGATACAACAAGGGAATTCTGATACGTAACAACTATCATAAACTAAATCATCAGCAATAAAAGAATCTTGTACATTTATAAATAAATCTTCGCGTATTGGTAATATAAGAACTCCATCGGAATTTCTTAACATAAATTGACCAGCGTATCTACCAACTCTATTAGTATCTCTTGGAGTAAACTGATAATATATGTAATATTCAGGACCAGCATTCAAGTCAACAAAAGTTTTTTCAACAAACCCTGCAGGTCTTGAACTTATTTTTGGAATACCGGTTTCTACATCAACCATTGAGAAGAAAATGGCAGATTCTTCAATCATATCCATAAACTTATTATAGTCGCTTCTTCCGTCTTTAACCACTTGTAATTTTAATACCGGTAAGGTTGCGTTTTTCTTAATAAAAAAATCCATCTATTGTTTTTATTTATAAATACTTTGCTTTACAAAAATAAACAAATTAACTTTCTTTTCTTAATGAACCATCATAATGTTCAAATCTATCGTGTTCTGTTGGAGTTAATAGTAATAAGCCAGGTTTAATGTTACCCATGACAGTTTCTTGGTAAACATATGACATTAAAGTTTGTTCAAAAGGATGAGACCATTTTGTTTCTAAAAAACATTTATAGTTTCCTTCTCTACCAACAACAATTGGCCAATTACACACATAGACCTCACCAGTTGCATATGGAAGTCCTTTATAAGACTTAATGTTCTCAAATTTTGTTTTAGGTGAGTTTGCGTCTAATCCATGTTCAGGCAATTTAGGGTTATTAGGCCAATGTCTTTGTCTGAAATCTTGTGGAACATTATACCAACTCCATTGAGTACTATTATCACCAAAAAACTCGGTAAAATTAAGTTTTAAAAAATCAAAATTTTCTTTTTTAATTATTTCTAAAGATTTGTTATATAAATTTGGTACCCATCTATTAAACCCATTTTTACAAGTCTCATTTTTTTTAGGATAAAATGCCATATCATCCTCAAACCAAAAATAATAATCGTGATTTGTTTTATCAAAATGGTCAGCAACAAAAATACGACCACCAACTATACCAATGTTATCTTTTTTAATGTGTTCAAACCCATATTGTTCACATAGTTCAATATATCTTGGGGTTGTTGTTAAATCAGTTGAATTATTTAATAAATATTTTTTAGGTTTTTCTATAAAATCTTTGTCATAATCTAACATAGATTGTATTAACACTTCTAATTGTTTAGGTGAGTTAAATGTTATAACATATAACCCAACATTATCAGTACTTGGTTGTGTTTTATTATTTTGTATAAAATCTTTTGTGTATTTTTTTAACTCTTCAAAGAACGGCCAAACTAAACCATTACCCTCAATTTCAAATCTATATATTAAATCTTTATGTTTATAAGAAAGTATTGTAAATAAACATTCGTCGGCACCCATTAACCCTTCTTTTAACGTATCGTGCATTACTGAATAATAATAGTCATTCATTTGGTGAATGTTATCTTTACTCCCACCAAAAAAACCGCCTCGACACACATAACTAACGTAATCGGTATTACAATAACGAGCCATATCCTTTCTTTCAAATCCATGAATCTCTACATTACCATCATAAGGATATGATATCTGAATAAATTTATTATTGTTAAATCGAACATAATTTTCCAAATTATCTAATACATTATCGTGACTAAAATAACCTCGATTAACCGTATTAGTTAATCCACCATCAACCCAAAAGAAATATTCACTATTAAATGGATTCACAATTGCGGAATCATTTAACATAAAAAATTTAGTAAACATCATTGGGTTATAATATTTTAACCCGGCTTGAGGAGATTCAGATAACCATCCTGCAAAATTTTTCCAACTATCTTGGATTCTAATTTTTTGAATATCTTCAAAAAAAGGATTCCAAACTTCAAAATCCTCAACATTCTTAATAAATATTTTAGTAGGTTTATCGCCTCTAATTTTTAATACTTCTTCTTCTAATTCTTGGGGAATCCAAATACACATTTGAACATTTGTTTCTAACATTTCAAAAAACTTTGTTTTGTAATTTGAAAAATCTCTTTTACCCCAACCATCAAGATTACCGCGACCTAAATCCCAAAGACCGGTAACTATTGTCACATTACTATTCATATTATTTTTTTCTAATTATACTGGTATAACTCCATTCAGGTTTAAGTTTAAAAATTTCACACGATTCAATATTTTTTTCAAGATAATCACATTCTTCATCTGTCATATAATCTGAAACTAGTTTACCTGTTTTATTAAACATTTCTAACATATCAAGTGTTATCGTATTTTTTTCAGATTTCCATATTGAATTAACATCATTCTTTACACTAACACTTGTATGTAAATCTTCTAATACGTACATACCACCACTTTTTATACTTTTAAATAATTTAGCTAAAACAACTTGTTGGTCTTTCATTGCGTGACTTCCATCGTCAATAAATAAATCTATATCCACATTATCATTTGAAAACTCGATTAAAGTATTACCAACATTAACATTAAATTCTAATAATTTAACTCGATTAAAATCATCAATATTAGCCCTATTCATTTCAAAATCAACACCTATTATTTCCGCATTAGTGAAAAATTCTCTCCATATGTTAATTGATTGTCCTTCATGAACACCTAATTCAACAACTTTTTTTGCAGATTCTTTGATTTTATCAAATTCAAGTTGATAAACTTTATCAAAAAAATCATGTCCATAATGTTTATCTGTCGTATATTTTTCTGCTAAACCACTTAATTTTGAATAATCATAATTTTCGTTTATATTAAAAATTTTATTATGAATCTTATCTATTGTTCTATTTTTAATACTACCATACGCATACGCATGAAAAATAAAATTATTATCATTATATTTATTCCAATTAAAACTTCTATTTGAAATAATTTTCATTTTACTAACATACTCACCTCTATCTTTATATAAATGAGTTAATGCGGTTTGGTCCATCCATAATCTGTTAGAATAAAATCCTTCATGATTTAAATCATGTTCACCAACTTCAGGTCTTAATTCACAATCAATAGGTTTTAGGGTTTTACAACAAAAAGCCCAATCATTAAGAAATTTTTTACCCCATTCATTATTTTTTATTAAAAATACTCCAGCATTCATTAGACTATGAGTGCTTTCATCTAATGAGGCAATAAAATTATAATCTTTGTCAATAAATTCTTCAATTCTAATATTAAAATCAGATATTATAGCATCCGTATCTAAAAATAGTATATATTCAGGGTCAAAATTTTCAATAACGTCTAATATTAACTTTGGTTTGTACCAAGTAGGTGCAGCACCATTTATGTAATCCGTTATTGTTTGATTTGATTTTTCACAAAAATATCCATATCCATTTTCATCACAATATTTCTTATTTATTTTTTCAGCAAATGGTCCATGAGTTAAATTACTTGTGTAATATTGTGCGATGTAAATTTTTTTAATTTTATTTGTTTTTAAAATTCTAATAATTAATCCTTTTTCGTCCGGTTGGATATATTGAGCTTGAGTATATTCTTTAAAATTCACATCATTTAAAATTTCATATTCATAATTTAAATTTTTAATCATTTTTAAAATAATATTATAAGTATTTTCATTAGTTATAACACCATCATTTAAACTAAAAAAGATATTAATTTCACCGTCTTTTACTATTGTTTTAAGTAAATTATTAAATGTGTTTTTAATTTTTAGGTCATGGGGATTTTTGAAATTAAAAACACATAAATTTTGTATAACTTCATCACCATATGTTATTGTTCTATCATATATATCAGATATACTTCTAGCATAACCACCATAGTATTCCCAATTATTTTTATCTCGGTCTAACCCATACCAAGCACCTGTCTTACCCTCTGTACCACTAACTCTATTAGTATTTAATTCAATACCTGAAGACCATTCATAATTTAGAATAACTTTTCTATTAGTTTTTAAATTATTATAGTAATTACTAATAATAAAATCACAATAATACATTCGTTTACCCGTTGAATAATGAATTGTTAGATTTTTTTCACCTAAATTATAAAAAGCAGACATAGTGTCTATTATATGAAATTTAACTTCCGGTATTTTTGAAAAGTGTTGCATTAATGTGGCATCTTCCAAATGATTAGTTTCATCATGTATATTTAAAATTTCTTCACATATTTTTTTACTGAAGAATATTCCTCCTCCACCACCTTGTCCGGACCATATAATGTCTTTATCAATAATTTCGTTAAAATATTTCTCTAAAACAAATGAATTAACATAGGTACCATCGTCAACTCTTAAAATATAATCAAATTCTCTATTTTTTAATAACCATGTTATAGCCCCTTGAAGTTTTTTAACCATATTAGATGGTTTTTTTTGATGATGTAAATAATAATAGTCGTATGTGTCGGTTTCGGTTAAATGTAAAATTTGATTTTTTTCATCAAAAGATACTTCCGGATTGTCTCCATCAAAAAAAATAACTTCAATATTTTTATCCTTTAATTTAGATACCCAAGTATCCATACATGGTAATTTTCTAGTTAAATCAGCTCTATCTGATTGTATTGGGTCAAATGGTATATATAACTTTTCACTCATATAATTTTTTGAAGTGTAGGCCAAGACAATTAATTTCATTTTTTATAATATTTTTTTATAATTTTATGCGGATTAGTATTTAAATTTTTAATGTCTAAATCATTGTAAAATTTATCAATATGGTTTTCAAATAAAATAGTTTCATTATCTTCTAACATTTCAATTTGATAATCACTTATTTTATTTATTTCAATTAAATAATTAACAATATCAACTACTTTAATTTTGTTACCTAAAGTAACGTTAATTTTACCATTTATTTTTTTATTAATTAAAAAATCAACAATTTTTGGTAAATCTTCAACATCTATTAAATCTCTATAAGTACCGTTTTTTATTTGTATAACTTTTTTATTTAATAATGAATTATACATAAATGGTACTAATTGTTTTGTGTTTTTTGTTCTACCAATAATATTAGGTAATCTTAAAATCAAAAAATTATTTGAATTATTTTCAATATATGATTCAATAAATAATTTATGCATAACATAATTTGTGTAATCATACCTTAACACACTTAACGTACTAAAATATATTATCAAATTGTTCTGATTTTTTTTTAAAACTTGTTTTAGTAAATCATATTCTTTTTTATATTTTAAAATATCATTTTCTGTTGAATCCGCAACCCCTGAAGCAAAAACACATACAGATTTAAAATTATAATTTTTAAAAGATTCTGCAATCATCCCATCCCCAATTATGTCCATATTTTATAAATTACCAGTTAATCTATCACACCATCCTTTTGATGTGCTATAAGGCCATACAACCCAATATTTTGGTTTAGATGTTGTTTGGAAATCTCTCCAAACTTTACAATACCCATCAGGGTCTTTCATCATACCGTTTATTTCATTGATGTCAGCATCTTTTCTATAAAGAGTTTCATCTTTTTCATCGTGGAATGCAACAACCCAAAATTCGTAATCTTTTTCCGGAACTTGTTTAAATGAGATATCAATACAATGTTTGAAAATACTAGCGAAACTTGCCAACCATTCTTCTTCAGTCTCAAATATAGTAGGATTTGGTGCGTATTTTTTATCTAAAGTATATTGTTGAACAGCTCTATTTGAAAATTTAAGACCTGAATAAATTTCATAATCTTTTAATGTTCTTTCAGTTCCAAATCCATACTTACTAAAATCCATATTAACTTCTTCACCATCCATTCCAAAAAGTTGTCTATTCTTTTTGTGAGATAACTCATTCTTTTTACCCCACTCTTTATCGTCATCCCATTGTTTTACCCTACCTTTACGAGTATACTCATGCCAAATAACTGTTTTATGTGGGTGGAATAAATCATATCCGTGAGTAAATGCTCTAACTGCTATGGAAATTTCTTCACCATGAAAATAAAACTCAGGGTCGTGTTGAACCTCAACACTAAATTGACCTAATGTGAACGCCATGTGAGCAGAATAAAAACGAGAAGTAATTGGTTGTTTAAGTTTTTCCCACCCCGGAATTGTTTCAGGTAAGAAGAAGACAGCACCTTCTGGTATAAATCTGTCAAACGACATTCTCCATGGGTCTCTAACTCTCCCTGCCGGGTCATTATCAGGGTCAAATGAAGAAACATATCCTGTTAATAAAGGTTTGTTAAATCCTTTCTTTTGAAGTTGTTTAATCATTTTGATTAATGTATCGTCCCAATCTTTTTCAAATCTCATATGAGAATCTATTTGAAGAGTATATTCCTCACCATCGTATAATTGTTGTACTTGATTTCTTGCCCAACAAACACCTTTAGCGTCAGAATATAAAACATCCTTAACTCTAAATCGTTTGTCTTTTTTAAATTTCTCTAAATTATCAAACCCATCTTCAGGGTGATATTGGCGACATATACCTATTCTTAAGTTCTTAGGTCTTTTAGCATTTTCCAACATACTATCTAATGTTGGAATAAGTTGGGGGTCACGATAGGAAGCTATCTGTACAAATATTTTCATTTATCTCTTGTTTTATACAAAAGATAATAATTTATAATTAAATATAAATAATTTTATTTAATTATTATGACGAAATTGAACTTGATATAATAGTATGTTTATTTTATTTTATATAATTAAAAAGTCTATGTTAAGTTCACACTTTCAACTCCCACTATTGTACAACCATCATCATCCACTATTAACCCTAATCTACAACCTATCACCATTTTTTTTTTATTTATCATATCTTATAATTATAAGATATAAGTGTTTTTTGTGTATGTTTTTAATAATATAGGGTCATTAAAAAACTAATAAAGTTTCGATAATATTATTCTGGACATGTTGTACCTTCATTACATATCCATAATAATACACCAGTAGGGTCAGTTGTTAATAACATGTTATAAGTGCTTATAATTTGACTTGTTACAAATGGAGTTTCTAATGATGGGTCTGTATATAGATAACCACCTATAGTTGGTTGCTCATTTATTGGAAGATAAACAATTTGGATAGTTGGAGTTCCATCAAGATAACAAACACCAGTATTACAATATGCACTACCAAGCTCTACAGTAAATTGATATGATGTCGGAGTCGCAGTTGATGTTGGTGTTCCCGTATTTGTTGGTGTATTTGTTGGAGTTTGAGTTGCGGTATTTGTTGGTGTTAATGTTGGTGTATTAGTTGGCGTATTAGTTGGCGTTAATGTAGGCGTGTTTGTTGGAGTAGGTGTTGGTGGAAGACATTGAGTACAACCACTATATTGACCTTGACCAAAATAATTTATTAAATTTAATGTGTTCGTACCACCCCAAGTAATGAGAGGGTAAATTGAACCAGCAATTCCTTTAACATTCCAACAATTCCCTAAATTATCAATAACAGTATAAGAATACCAAGTAGAAAAAGGTCCACTAGTATAAGGTAAATATTCAATCGGTAATACCATTTCAGCGGTTGGTGATGCAGTAGGGTTAGAACAAGGGGCAAGTGACGCTATAAATGTTGTTTGTGTACTTGTTGGTGTTAATGTTGGTGTAGAAGTTAATGTAGGTGTATTAGTTGGTGTTAATGTTGGAGTATTTGTTGGAGTTTGAGTTGCGGTATTTGTTGGAGTTAATGTTGGTGTTGGAGTATTTGTTGGAGTTTGAGTTGCGGTATTTGTTGGAGTTAATGTTGGTGTTGGAGTATTTGTTGGAGTTTGAGTTGCGGTATTTGTTGGAGTTAATGTTGGTGTTGGAGTATTTGTTGGCGTTTCTGTAGGTGTATTAGTTGGAGTTAATGTTGGTGTAGAAGTTAATGTAGGTGTGTTAGTTGGAGTATTTGTTGGCGTTTCTGTAGGTATATTAGTTGGTGTTAATGTTGGCGTAGAAGTTAATGTAGGTGTATTAGTTGGTGTTAATGTTGGCGTAGAAGTTAATGTAGGCGTATTAGTTGGAGTTAATGTTGGCGTAGAAGTTAATGTAGGTGTATTAGTTGGAGTTAATGTTGGCGTAGATGTTAATGTTGGCGTGTTAGTTGGCGTTAATGTTGGTGTTTGCGTATTTGTTGGAGTTGATGTTGGTGTAGATGTTAATGTAGGTGTAATAGTCGGAGTATTTGTTGGAGTTGATGTTGGAGTTGGCGTCGGAGTCTCACTTGGTATTGGTACACAAGTATTATCAATACATATCTCATTAATAATTATGTTTACCCCTACCTCAGCCGATGGTAATCTACCACAATAATATAAGATAGTCCCTGATTGAATAACGCTGTTTAACACAACGTTATTACATAGGGTTAAACTAAAGTTTAAAGCCCCCGAAGTTGTATTTTCAAATGATATACAATTACAAACAACAACCATTGTTGGGGTCGGAGTTGCTGTTGTTGTTGGTGTCGGAGTTGGTGTTCCCGGACAACTTTGTAAAATAAATTCATCACAACCAATTGAATCGGTAACAACGACTAAAACTTGGTTAGCCCCATATAGTTCTATTGGAATAGTCAATAAAAGTGTTGGAGGAACAGAAACAACGCCGGTCGCAACCACATAACAATACGTTAATGTTAAATCACATATTGATATATCAAATGGTGAGTGTCCGTTTAAACTGGTTATTTCTATTACTTGCATTACAATAAATATAGATAGAATTATTTTACCATAAATACTTAACAATTTTAATATTTACTATGGAACTTTATTAGTAATTTATTATTTTTGTAATAAAAAAAATATGTCATTAAACATCAAACATTACGATTTTATTGAAATTGGTACTTCAGATTTTGATACTTTAATTGAAACTTCTAATGACAAGACTGTCGGTATTAGTATTGAACCTATAAAATATTACATAAATAGATTACCAGATAAACAGAACATCATTAAAGTCCAAGCGGCGTTATCAACAACTGATGGTGAAGTTGATGTATATTATATCGATGATTGGAAAATTGAAGAAAATAACTTGCCTTGGTGGGTTAGAGGAAGTAACTCAATAAATAATCCCCACCCTTTTGCGATTAAAGAATTAGGTGAAGAACTATACAATAGTTTGGTCACCATTGAAAAAGTACCAACGATTAGTTGGAAAACGTTAATTAACACATATAATATTGGGTCGGTTGATTATTTAAAAATTGACACTGAAGGTCATGACCACATTATCTTTAGAGATTTTTTGGACTATTGTAAGGAACACTCTTTTCCAATACCGAGTAAAATAACGTTAGAATATCACGATGGTGTTTCAAACAAAATTGAGATTGATAAGTTAGTTTCAGAACTATCGGATTATCAAATGATAAGACATGTTAGTGATATTACATTAATTAAACCTCAAATACCAAGAGTGATTCATCAAACATATAAAACTAATGATTTACCAACTGAAATAATTGAAGTAGTTCAAAGGTTAAAAGATATGAACCCAACATTTGACTATAAATTCTACAATAATGATGATTGTGTTAAATTTATTAAAGAAAATTATGATGAAGAAACCCTTAATCTTTATTTAAGTATTAACCCAAATTATGGGTCGGCAAGAGCTGATTTATTTAGATATCTTTTAATGTATAAAGTTGGTGGTGTTTATTTAGATATTAAAAGTTGTACTACAAAACCATTAGAAGAAGTCTTATTACCAACTGACGAGTATCTATTAACACATTGGGAGGGTCTAGATTGGGCGGATGAATTAAAATATTATTTTGGTGAATTTCAAAATTGGCACATCATCTGTAAACCAAACCACCCATTTTTAGAAAATGTTATTGAAGTAGTTAAAGATAATATTAGAAATTACATTGGTGGCGCGGATAAGAATTCGGTATTAAGAGTTACCGGACCAATCGCTTATAGCAAAGGAATTTTAAACTTGTTGAATATCCACAAAACAAATCGTTTTGATTCTCCTGTTAGAGAATTTTTATTAGAAAATGAAATTGGATTACAATATGTGTCAACACCTGTTCATCATCACAAAATAATTGAAAAATCATTCTCAAGAAAAGAACCTTTAATATTAAAAAATAAAGTAGAAAAATCATATCTATTATTAGCAACTGAAAATTATTTTGATGTTGCTAAAATGTGTATTAAATCAATTCGTGAATATAGTGATTTACCCATTTTCTTATATCTAATTAACTCTGATAAAGTGATAAACATTAAAGATGTGGTCACAATAATGTGGGATTTAGACTTAGTTGATGACAATTCCAATAGATACATTCAAGAGGGCGAAAATTTCTATATTAATAGAACCAATAAAACAATTTACAACATCTTAATACAAAAACCATTAATCACTAAAGACGTTTTATCTAAATACACTAAAACGGTTGCGTTTGTTGATTGCGATTCAATTGCAACACCATATGTTGATAGAATCTTTGACTTATACGATAATGATAAAGATTATCCTTATTTTGTTGAAGGGATTTATGATTATCTACACGTAGGTGAACGAGGTGGTGCGATGACTAGAGATGATATGTCAACCACGTTGGAATACCCGGCATGTGAATTATTTAATGTTAATCAATATGTTAGAGAAAAATACCGACAAACAGGTTATTATGTATCAAATGAAAAATGTGTTGATTTTTTATCTGAATGGTATCAAATGTGTTCTCACCCTGAAGTATTAAATAATATCCCATATTATGCGGCGTATAATGAGGAGACCATCTTAAATGTGTTATTGTGGAAAAAATTAATATTTGATGGGTTACCTTACATTTATGCTAACGGAAATTTAGAATTAATAGATAATATTTATTCAAATTATAATATTAATGAAGAAAGTTTATGGGTTAAGATTCCAAACAAGAAAGATGGTTTGTTATTTATTCACGGAGAAAAAAATATTTTAGAAATGGGTAAAATGATATCAAAAATCAAAAACCATCATAAAGAAAAAATTAGAGTTTTATTCTTGGCACCACATCTATCAACCGGAGGAATGCCATCATTTCTATTAAAAAGGATTGAATCATTATTGGAATATTATGAAGATAAAACAGAACTTTTTGTTGTGGAATATTCAAATCATAGTGACCATTTTGTTGTTCAAAAAAATAGAATTAAAGAATTAGTACCTTCGTCACATTTTTGGACGTTAGGTGAAGATAAGAATGAATTAAAGAAAATTATTGAGGAAAATTATTTTGACATTATCCATTTAGATGAAATGATTGAAGCGTTTGATTCTCATAATAAATTGTCAAACAACTTAATAAATTTTATTTATAAAAATGACCGAACATGGAGAGTCGTGGAAACTTGTCATAACATAATGTTTCAACCGGATAAAGAAAAAATATTTCATCCTGACGCATATTCATTTTGTTCTCCTTTTCATAAAGAAGTTACATTCGTTAATATGCCATCATATGGTGAACTAATTGAATTTCCCTACACACCTACAATCATATTATCAAAAAAAAGTAGTAAAGAAAAATTAGGTTTAGACCCAAACAAAACTCACATTATAAATGTTGGATTATGGACATCGGGTAAAAATCAAGGTGAGGGTGTTGAGATTGCTAGATTAGTTGAAGGGGTTTACCCTGAATTAGAATTTCATTTTATTGGGAATCAAGCTCCTAACTTTCAAAATTATTGGGAACCTATAATGAAAGACCTGCCAACCAATGTTAGAGTATGGGGTGAGAAAGATAATGTTAATGACTTTATGATGGCAGCCGATGTGTTAATGTTTAACTCAACTTGGGAATGTAACCCATTAGTATTAAGAGAAGGAATATCTTATGGGTTAAAAATCTTATCAAGAAATTTACCACAATATATGGATATGTTTACACCGTATATTAAACCAATTTATGGTGATATTTTTGATATGAAAAATCAACTTTTAGATTTAATTAATGATAATATTAATTATGGATTTCCATCATATGGGGTTAAAGAATTTGCTGAAAAAAATTACCAATTATATCAACAAATACTAAATCAACCTATAAAAAAACAAACAATGATTGACGAAGAAGTACAAGTACTCCAACATTTTGTTAAGGAACCCTTCTTAGAAATAAAAGGTAGTGGTGATAAAGATTATAATGTAAAATTCTTTGATGAAAATGGTGTTTGTCATTATGAGAACACAATAAAACCAAATCATTGGGTTAAATTAAGTCGTAGTTATTACACCAAATGGAGAGCAGTTGTGAGTAGAGATAATATTGTAATTTATGACAATACATTGGATTTAACTAATAAGAGAGTTTATATCTCATTTGAGAGTAAATCATTAGGGGATTCAATTGCTTGGATTCCATATGTGTTAGAGTTTAAAAAGAAACATAATTGTAAAGTAATTGTGTCAACCTTTTGGAATCATTTGTTTGAAAATGAATATCCGGAGATTGAATTTGTGGTGCCCGGAGTTACAACACATAATCTTTATGCTATGTACTCAATTGGGTGGTTTTATGATAAAAACAAAGAACCAATTTTACCAAACACAATACCTTTACAACAAACTATTACAAATATTTTAGGTTTAGATTTTGAAGAAATTAAACCTACAATACATAGTACCGTTAACACAAGACCTTATAAACAGAAATATATAACTATCGCAACCAATTCAACTGCGGGATGTAAATTTTGGACAAGAGAAGGTTGGCAAGAACTAATTAACTATCTTCATAATTTAGGTTATAAAATTATTAATGTGTCAAAAGAAGATAACCCATTTTATAATGCAAATAAAATTAAAAACACATCAATTCATCATACTATGAATGTGATTAATCATAGTGAATTCTTTATTGGTTTATCTAGTGGTTTATCTTGGTTAGCGTGGGGTTTAGGTAAAAAAGTTGTTATGATTTCTAACTTTACAAATGAAGACCATGAGTTTATACTTAATTGTACTAGAATTGTAAACCGTTCAGTTTGTAATGGATGTTGGAATAAACCTGAATTCACCTTTGATAAAGGGGATTGGAATTGGTGTCCCATCAATAAAGGGACTGAAAAACAATTTGAATGTCATACATCAATAACGCCGGAAATGGTTATTAAACAAATACAACATTTACTATAATGAACTTAACTAATTTTGATTGGGGATGGATGGAGCAAAGTGAAGAAGGTTTGTTTCATAAAGAACAAATAACTCAAGAAACATTTATTGATAAAATATATGAAAAGTTTTTTGAAGTTTCTGAGGGTGATATTGTTTTAGATTTTGGGGCTAGTGTTGGACCATTTACTTATAGTATTTTATCAAAAAAACCAAAACACGTATATTGTCTTGAACCGAGTGAATATGAATTTCCTACATTAGTTAATAACACTGTCGGTTATCCGGTTACACCAATATTGAAGGGTATCTCAAATACCAACACATATACTGACTGTAATGACATTTATGGGGGTTCAAAACAAATGGAAGGAATCACTTTTAAAAAACTTTGTGAGTTATACAATTTAAAAACCATAGATTTTTTAAAAACAGATTGTGAGGGTGGTGAATACGATATTTTTAATGATGAGAATTTTGAATTTATTAAAAATAATGTTAAAAAAATTACAGGTGAATGGCATTTAGGTACACCAATTTTAAAAGAAAAATTTAAAAAATTTAGAGACACTTACTTACAATATTTTATAAATGTTGAGGTATACTCGATTGATGGTGTTAATGTAAAATGGAATTTAATGTCTGATAATTTTTTAGAACACTATACAGAAATAATAATACACATATATAACGTTTAATTAAATGAAACAAATATTTTTTAACTCTTCCCTACCCAGAAGTGGAAGTACATTAATTCAGAATTTATTAGCTCAAAATCCTGAAATTTACTCAACACCAACATCAGGGTTGGTGGATTTTGTAATCGCCTGTAAAAACAATTACAATCACTCTCAAGCATTTCAAGCACAAAATCAAGATGAAATGACCAAAGCGTTTGTTGATTTTTGTCAAGATGGTATGCAAGGTTATTTTAAAAGACTTACTGACAAACCAATCGTAATAGATAAAAGTAGAGAATGGGGTATCAATTATAGTTTATTGGAAATGATAAATCCAAACCCAAAAATTATTTGTATGGTTAGAGATGTTAGAGCGGTCTATAGTTCAATGGAAAAGAATTTTAGAAAAAATCCTCATAGGGAAAACGGGATTCAAAGACCGGCAGAATTAATTGGTACGACATTAAATAAACGTATTGATATTTGGGCGGGTGGAGTACCTGTTGGAACTTCTATTGATAGATTATTAGATATTATACAACAAGGAATTGACGATAAAATGTTATTTATTCGTTACGAAGATTTAATGAGTAATCCTGAACAAGAAATGTCGAGAATATACGAATATTTGGGTGTACCGAATTATGATGGGCATGATTTTGAGAACATATCACAATTAACTCATGAAGATGATAGGGTACATGGGATATATGGTGACCATAAGTTAAGACCAAAATTTGAAAAAAAACCGGATGACTATATGGAAGTTTTAGGTTATGAACTATCAATGAATATTAAGAATCATTACAAATGGTTTTATGACTATTTTGGTTATGTATAAAATTTTAAAAAAATAAAGAATGGCAATATATTGGTTTACAGGTCAACCAGGCGCTGGTAAGACCACATTAGCAAAACACGTTAAAGATTATCTACAACCAAGTAATGTTATATTAGTAGATGGTGATGACATTAGAGATGTCTTCCAAAATAAAGATTACTCTGAAATAGGGAGAAGAAAAAATATTGAGAAAGCTCAAGACATTTCATTATTTTTAGATTCAAAAGGATTTGATGTGATAGTCTCATTAGTTTCACCTTATAAAGACCAACGAGATGAATTTAAAAACAATCATAACGTATTAGAATTTTACATTCATACTGAAGATGTTAGAGGTAGAGAAGATTATCATGTATCAAACTATGAACCACCTACTGAGAATTTTGTGGACATTAATACGACAAATGTTATTGAACAAAAATCTGTTGGGGAAATAATAAACAAAATTATTGAATTTAAAACAAATGGGTAATTGGGAAAGAAAAACACACGTACAAGCAGCATTTGCTTCATCATCATCAAATAAAAAATATTCAATGTTTGTGGGTAGATGGCAACCGTGGCATCATGGTCATAGAGCATTAATTGACCAACAATTGGATAGAGGTAAAAATATTTTACTATGCGTTAGAGATGTTGAAATTGATGATAAAAATCCATTTTCAACAGAATGGGTTATTGAAAACTTAAATAAAGAATTAAAAGACCTAATTGACGAAGGAAGATTAGTAATTCAGGTAATTCCGGATATAGAAAGTGTTAACATTGGTAGAGGTGTCGGATATGATGTTTATGAACATTTTCCACCTGACGATATTAAAAACATTTCCGCAACAAAAATTAGAGAACAAATGAAAAAAGACGGTAAACTATAATGGTAGAAATAAAACGACACATAGGTAAAGCCGTTAGTTATAGAATGCTAGGTTCAATACAAACCTGTTTAATATCATACGCATTTACAGGGAATTTTTGGGTTTCAGGTAGTATAGGGTTAACAGAGTTATGTATAAAACCATTAATATATTTCCTACACGAAAGAGTGTGGTATAAATGGATAAAATTTGGATTAAAAAAAAATAAAGAATAATATGAATGTAATTTTTCAAATAGATGGTGGACTAGGTAAAAGTATCTTGGGAACCGCAGTATTAAAAGCAATAAAAAAACAATACAGTAAGGCAAATATAATTGTAGTTACTAGTTATCCGGACGTTTTTGTTAACAACCCAAATGTTAACAAAGTTTTGACTCACGAAACAATAAGTGGTGTGTATGAAAAATACATTCTAAATAAAGATGCAAAAGTGTTTGTATCTGACCCATATGCAACTTCTGATTATATCACTGAAGAAAAACATCTAATTCAATTATGGTGTGAAATGTATGGTCTAAATTACAACGGTGAAAAACCTGAATTATTTATTAGTAAAGCCGAAAGACAATACTTTGAAGGGTTCTATAAGTTAGATAAACCAATTATGGTTATTCAACCTCATGGGGGAGCATTTAATCAACCATTAAAATATAGTTGGACAAGAGATATCCCTCAACCAATTATGCAAGACATTATAAATCATTTTGCAAATGATTATGCTATCTTACATGTTAAACGAGAAGACCAAATTATTTATGAAAATACGTTTCAAGCGTTAGATTCATTTAGAAGTATTGCAGTATTATTGAGTATGTCAACAAAAAGATTGTTAATTGATAGTAGTGTGATGCACATCGCAACTGCGTTAAATTTACCATCAGTGGTGACTTGGGTTGGGACAAATCCAAAAATGTTTGGTTATGATATTCATAATAATATTGTGGCTAATGAACCAACCAAAACACCTGATTTAAATCACCCACATTATTCTAAATATCTATTATTCCAAGATATTAGCTCCATACCTTATAACGACCTGTATGAAGTTTTTGATACTCAAAAAATTATAGATGCAATTAATAAACAATAACAAAAAACCCTCATATGAGGGTTTTTTTAATTTAAATTAAGTTCGTTTTTTTTAATAATCCAATATCCATTGTCAAATATTTTTGCGTTAGGTATGTTAACATTTTCATAACAATTACCTCCAATATACCCATCATCTTTAATTTTATCATAATATTGATTAATTAAAGGTAATATATCTTCGTTTTTTCTATTATTAATAAATAAAAATGAAATGTCATTAAAATTATCAACCACATCTTCAGGTTTTTTTTCAATATGAGATATATTTTTAAAGTGATAGGTATTACTGTGAAACCCAATTCTAACATCTTCCCAAGTAACTTCGTTATTAACATTAAATTCATCTTCTCCAAATAAAGGGTCTATTGAATAGATATTAGTAAATAACCCACAACTACCAAAAAAGAAAGTTAATTCCCCAAGATGAGGATAAAGTTCAATCATGGTCTCATTTTCACCTAACTGAGTTAAAAGAAATCCTAATAAACCGGAAATCCCAAAAAAATTAGATTTATTAAATTTTTGTATTCCAAATTTTGGTTTATCTAAAACCATTTCAAAATATCTATCAGTAATGTCTTTAGGCTGTTTTAAATAATTTACAATTTTTTTATTTAAAACATTTCCATCTTGGTCAAATGAAAGCCCCACACGTCCGCTATTTTCTCTAAATTCATTATAGTAGGTATCAGAATCCGCATTTTCAGGATTAAAACCATCACTTATTTGTTTAAATAAATTATTTTTTAAAGTGAAAGAATTATGAGTATTATAAAATTGTTCTAAATAAAGGTCCGAGGCATATTTGATTGGATAATATTCGTCTGACATAGTTTTTATCGTCTCTCGTGTTGCAATATAAGCATGAGCTCCATTGTAATTTGTATTAAATCTTGGGATTACTAAATGTTTCCCCACATTAATCCCCGTTTGTCCTCCGGTTTTCTTACCTAAATGAATTAAATCCCAATCATATTGTTGGATTTCATTAAATATACTTTCATATTGTGGTGTAAAACTCCCATTCTCTAAAACAGGGTTTGTTAGATAAACATCGTCCTCTAAAAACAATGCGGTCTCAACACCATCTATTAAGGCTTGTTCCCATGCCTTTTTATGTGATAATGCACAAGCAAAAACACCCATAGTTACTTTACCCCAAGGGTCTAAAAATGATTTATTCAGTTTTTTTTCAGTAATCAATTGTTCAACAGATAATAACTTACCGTCAACAGCTTCAATAAATGTCAAATCAAGACCCGGAAGAGTTTTAATAAGTGCTTCTTTTCTATCGGGTCTACGCTTTAAATTAATCACATATATTTTATCAAAACCTAATGTTGATGTTTTATTAATCATAATGAATTAAGGAATTTTTTATATTGTTCATAATTATTTTCATTATTTAATTCTTTAATATCCTCTAATGAGGTTTTTAATATGTCTTTCATATCATCTATTGAAGTTTTATTAATTACTTCCAACATATTAGACATTGAATCTACTTTATCATTAACAATAAATGGATATGATTTAAAAAATTGCGATGTTCCCGAACTTTTACTTATTAAGGGAACAGACCCATTTAACAAACTAAAAAAGGTATAATAATCGTATGTGTCATAAAGAGACAGATTAGAATATATATAATTTTCTTTAAAAAATTTCTCATCATTTTTTAATCGACCATTAAATTTAATTCTATTATTTTTTGAAGTTAAATGATTTACAATCATCTCATTTAAAATATCATCTCTCCCATGCGTTCCATACATATTCAAAACATATTTGGGGTTAAACTCAATTAGATTTAATAAATCAAACATCCCCGATTGGTTTGATGGGTATCCGTTAAAACCTATATTTTTATTGGGAATTAAATTATTAAAATTTATATTGATTTGGTCTTTATCCCCTAAAGGTGGTGAAATAACTGAAAATGGTTTAGGGTTATTAAGTTTGTAGTATTTTTGAAATAAATTAACATCGTTGTCGTTAAAAAAGACAAATCCATCGGCACAATTTTCATATAAAAATAATTGTCGATTAATAGGGAGACCATTAAAATTATTAATCATTCCTTTAATATTAAACTCAATAAATTCATCATTAAGTTCTTTATTATGGTGTGGAATCGTATCAATTATGAATATTTTAGGTATTTGGATTTCATTGAAGAACTCTTTATAAAACTCAACACTGCTAACTTTATAATCCATAAAGATTAACGCATGAGTATAAGTTTTATTTATTTCATAAGTAATATTTGGAGAAATAAAATTGTAAGTATCATCTTGGGATATAGATAGAGAATTTAAAATTTTATTAATGGTAATCATTTCATTAATATATCCCTTATTTTGGTAATTGGTTATGGCACATAACTTCATTATTTTTTTTTATATAAACATAAATAAGTTGTGTGACTTGTAAATTGATAACAACAAAAAACCCCTCTTTATTGGAGGGGTGTTCTTTTTATTTATTATTTGGTTTAAGTATTTCAATACCATTCCAATTTTCAATGGCATCTTTATCCTTTCTTGTTCCAATTACAAGAACATTATATCGAATATCCTTGTCTGCAAATATATTAATATTTTCTTCAATATCATCAATAACCCCATATGCAATTCCAAAACCATTAAAAGGACTCACCCATACTTGAGTATTTTTATTCAAATACTTATAATAATCAGGTAACTTAATAATAGAGGTCCCATTTACAACATCAACAACATATCTATATATATTATCTCCTTCTGTAGGTGATTCAACAAATGAATGTTGTAAGTATTTCGTTTCTGTTTTATTTGGGTCAGGGTGGTTAATTCTAAATGTTCCGGATGTTTTAGATAATGCCTGAACAAATGTTGTATTACTAGCACTTGATGTTAAATTAGAACCAATTATGTGAGAATTATAGTGAGTAACAGTATTTGACGCTCCCCCCAAAATAGATGAACAATTACCAGAAGCAGTATTACCACAACCACCACCAATTGTTGACTGAGTCCCTGTTGCACAGTTTTTAAAACCACCCGTAATTGTTGAAGTTTGACCAGAAGCAATATTACAACGACCACCTCCAATTATAGACCACGCCGAACTTGCGGCAATAACATTTAATTCACCACCTCCAATAAATGAAGAACATACTGAGATAGTATTTCCCGAACCACCAGCAATTGTTGAAAAACAACCATCATTTTGGATAGTATTACAACACCCTCCAGCAATTGTTGAACAACGAGAATTACCACATGTAAGATTAAATCTACCTCCTCCAATCGTCGAAGAATGACCACACGCGTGATTAAAATAACCACCACCAACTGTTGCACACCCATCAGATGCCCTATTACATTTACCACCCATGACGGATGTATATGAATTTAACGCAACATTTACCGCACCTCCTCCAATAAATCCGGAACAACAAGAAACACAGTTTGCTCTACCTCCTGCAATTGTTCCATGACCCGCACTTGTAATTCTATTGTTTTGTCCTCCACCAATAGAACTATATTCACCACAAGTATAATTATTGTAACCACCAGCAATTGTTGATGCTTTACTATTAGTAACTCCGTAGTTTCCTTTTACAAAATTACCACGACCACCACCAATTGTTCCAAAACAATGATTACCAGCACTTTTGTTAGTACATCCTCCACCAATTGTTGAGAAAAGACTACAAGCAAAATTTGACTTTCCTCCACCGACTGTTGAATAACAACTAATTGAACAATTTAAATAACCCCCACCAATTGTTGAGAAAATAGATGTAGAAGTAGTGTTCTTACAACCTCCACCAATAAATGTGAAATTACCACAAGCACAATTTAATAACCCACCACCAATTGTTGAAAAAATAGCTGTAGAAGTTTTGTTATTACAACCTCCACCAATAAATGTGAAATTACCACAAGCACAATTTAATACCCCACCACCAATTGTTGAATAACAACCAGAAGCACTATTGGAATTACCACCACCAACAAAAGAAGCAGTATTAGAAGCAAGATTATTTGACCCTCCCGCAATTGTTGATACAATACCAGATGCAGTGTTAGCAGAACCGCCACCAATTGTTGAAAAATTACCAGAAGAAATACCATATCTTCCACCACCGATAAACGAAAAACAACCAAAACTTTTATTTGCAAAACCACCACCGATTGTTGCAAAATTACATCCATTAGGGGCGGTAGTTGTATTTACTAATCTTGGATTATTTCCATAAGTAAACGTTTGGTTTGTATATAAACAAGTATAATAACTAGAATAAACAACATTAGTGATTTGTCCTACGTAAGTGGTATTATTATAATTAGATGAAATAAAATTATCTCCAATAGTAAATGATGATGTTTGGTCGCCATAAATAACAAAACAATTAGAATTAACACAATATGATTTAAATATAGTTTCATTAGATGTTATGTTTAAATTACCACCACCAATAAAACCGGATTGAGATTTATTTAAATTTACCTTACCACCACCAATTGTTGAACTAACATTAGTAGCAATATTATTTTTACCACCAGCAATTGTTGAATAATTCCCTCCAGAAGTATTATTTCGACCACTACCAATAAATGAACTATCTCCAGAAGCAGTATTTTGACCACCACCAGAAATTGTAGAATAAAAATCAGAAGCAGTATTTTGACCACCACCAGAAATTGTAGAACGATTACCACAAGCAGTATTAGAAGTACCACCACCTATTGTTGAACTTGTGGAAGCAGAAAAGATTAAATTACCACAACCACCACCAATTGTCGCATATACTCCTCCATTACAGTTTTTAAAACCACCCGTAATTGTTGAAGTTTGACCAGAAGCAATATTACAACGACCACCTCCAATTATAGACCACGCCGAACTTGCGGCAATAACATTTAATTCACCACCTCCAATAAATGAAGAACATACTGAGATAGTATTTCCCGAACCACCAGCAATTGTTGAAAAATAACCATTAGTTTGTATAAGATTACAACACCCTCCAGCAATTGTTGAACAACGAGAATTACCACATATAAGATTAAATCTACCTCCTCCAATTGTCGAAGAATGACCAGCCGCTTGATTACAATAACCACCACCAACTGTTGCATACCCATCAGACGCCCTATTACATTTACCACCCATAATTGATGTGTAAAAATTTGACGCAACATTTACCGCACCTCCTCCAATAAATCCGGAACAACAAGAAACACAGTTTCCTCTACCTCCTGCAATTGTTCCATGGCAAGCAGAAGTCCACGTACAATTGGATTGACCACCACCAATTGTTGAATGATGAGCCGTAGGTGCCGTAGAATTGCATTCACCACCACCAATGAATGAACAAGTACCCTGTGCCAAATTACATTTTCCTCCACCAATTGTTGTAAATGCATATGCCGCAGTATTACCACAACCACCACCAATAAATGCACAATCACCTAAAACAGAAACAAGATTTTTTGACCCTCCACCAACTGTTGAGGTATTACCGGAAGCAGTATTACTATTTCCACCGCCAACTATCGAATTATCACCACCAGCAGTATTAATACTTCCACCACCAATTGTTGAACGAATACCAGAAGCCGTATTTTTATAACCACCACCAATTGTTGAACCAATACAACAAATTTTATTACAATAACCTCCACCAATAGATGAAGATGTGGATGTAGAAATGATTAGATTATTACAACCACCCGCGATTGTAGAGTATATTGCTAAATTACAGTTTCTAAATCCACCACCAATTGTTGATAATCTACCAGCATTACAACAAACAATTGTTCCTGATAAAATCCCTGTTGATGTTGTAAATGTTCCACCTGAAGTATTATGTCCAATACCACCACCAATTGTTACACCTAAAGAACCACATTCGTCAGTTGCAGATTGAATTATGTTTCTATGTCCACCACCAATAAATGACATTCTAGTACTTGTTCTATTACAATATCCACCAGATATTGTTGAGGTATTTCCAGAAGTATTATTTCTAAATCCCCCACCAATAAACCCACAACGAGCATTGTTTATATTACAAGAACCACCAACAACTGTTGAATCATAACAAGAAGAGGTGTTAAAACGACCCCCACCAACAAATGAAAAACATCCCGATGCTGTATTTCCTGAACCCCCACCAACTGTTGCACGTCCATTAGAAGCAGTATTATCTAAACCACCCCCTACTGTTGAGGAATAACAAGAAGAAACATTACATTGTCCTCCACCAACGGTTGACCGACTACCAGAAGCAGTATTCCATACTCCTCCTCCAATTGTTGAATAAGCACCTCTAGAACAATTTAATGACCCTCCACCAATTGTTGCTCCTGTTATAGAAGCATAATTACAATATCCACCAGCAATTGTTGAATACTTAGCCGTTGCACGGTTTCTAAATCCACCACCTATGGTTGATAATCTACCACCTTCAAAACAAGTAATTACTCCTGATAAAATACCTGTTGATGTTGTAAATGTCCCTCCGGTTGTGTTATGTCCAATACCCCCACCAATAGTTGCTCCTAAAGAACAACATTCGTTTGGTGTTGATAGAAGTATATTTCTTTGACCACCTCCAATTGTTGAGAATCTAGAATTTAAAATATTACGACATCCTCCATTAATTATTGAATAACTACCACGAGATGAGTTAAAACTACCACCACCAATAAATGTATAATCACCTATGGCACAGTTTCTAAAACCACCACCAATGGTTGATAATTTACCTGCATCACAACAAGCAACTGGTCCGGTTAAAATTCCTGTAGTCGCATTAAATGTTCCCCCTGAAGTATTATGTCCAATACCTCCACCGATTGTTACACCTAAAGAATTACATTCGTTTGTTAATGATTGAATTATATTTCTTTGACCACCACCAATAAATGAGAATCTAGCATTTGTCGTATTATAAGAACCACCAACTATTGATGAACAAGTACCACTAATCGAGTTTTGACAACCACCAACAATTGCTGAATTATCACAAAAAGCGCTATTATATTTACCACCACCAATAAACGAATAACCACCTGGGCTATTATTACAACAACCACCAACAATTGCTGAATAAGGACCTGTTGATGTATTATTAAAACCACCTAAAGAAGCTGAATAATTTCCTATCGAAGTATTTGAAACACCACATCTAACAGATGAATTCTTACCCGCACCTAAAACAATAACCGCTGATGAACCAATATTTACACCCGATGAACCACTTGTTCCTGAAGTACCGCTAGTTCCGGTTGTTCCTGAAGTACCACTTGTACCTCCGGTACCATTCGTTCCTGAAGTACCACTAGCACCATTAACACCACTTGTTCCTGAAGTTCCGCTAGTTCCTGAAGTACCACTTGTACCTCCGGTACCATTCGTTCCTGAAGTACCGCTAGTTCCTGTTGTTCCTGAAGTTCCTCTAGTACCTGAAGTTCCCGATGTACCGGTTGTTCCTGATGTTCCGCTTGTACCTCCGGTACCATTCGTACCTGATGTTCCTGATGTACCGCTAGTTCCGGTTGTTCCTGATGTTCCGCTTGTACCACTTGTA